AAACCGACATACTAAATCTTAGTATATTCCCATCGCCTTCATTTGATACGTTGTTTACAATTAAATGAGATATAGGATACATAGATTGTTTAGACAAATCTATTCTTGTAATATCTCCACTTGTAACTGTGTTGACATTTGGGTCTAATAATAATTGGTCTTTAATTATTTGCGTTACTTGGTAAAATCCTTGCATCTTAAAATTTCTTTTTAATTCTTTGTGCTTCTAATTCTGCTTTCTCCTTTTTAAAAGATAACATTGTTAAACATTGGTGTACATTTAATTTAGTGATATCTTCAAGTCTTGTAATATCTCCTGCAGAGAGTCCGTAAATTGACTGATACCACCCCCATTTTCCGCTAAAGTTAGCTTCTGCTGTAAGTCCTCCATCTCCTCCTGACTCGAATAAAGTATCGTATGATTCGATAACTCGATTCCTAAATTCAACAAAAAAAAAAGACTGCCTGTTACAGCTGACATTGGCATATTTTGCATACCATTTGAATCTAAGGGATTGTAATCTTGAATATTATACTTGCCTGCTTTGCTGTCTTTAATTGGTCTATACAAAACATTCATTGCTAAGTGCATTTCTGACCACTTAGAAGCATTATTATCTAAGTCTATATATTCTCCTAAACTCATATCGTCAAGGTCTGGTATAAAGCCGTATTCAATACCGTTCATTGTAAAACGTTCTGTATGTTCTGGCTTCGTATCTAAGAGTTCTTCTAGTATATCTATAATTGCAGCAACACTACTAACTTTTAATTTGTAACTATCGCTTAAAGGTATACCACAAAAGATTTCTATCATCTTTGCAGATAAAAAATTACCATCTGGATTTTCTTCTGCTATCTTTAAATACTTTTGATATTGTCCTAAAGTTATTTCTTTTAGTGAAGTAGGTACATTAATTTCTATGTTCATATCTATATAATAAAGAATAGAACTTATTTTATTATATAACGTAAAAAAACCACCTAAATTAATAAGTGGTTTGTTAAAGTTTTAATTTACCTTCGTTTACTTAACAAGGGTAAGCTAAGATATAAAGTTTTTTATCGCTTTTTCATAACAGCTAACTAGCAAAAGATATTGCTGTGGTGTCTTAGGTTTTGCTATTCTTATTTCTTTATTTGCCCTGTGGTGTATAAAGCATTCTAAGACAGCTATCATATCTTCATTTCTCATTACTTGTACTTTGGTGGTTTTGGTATTTTAGAGCTTACAAAATCATTATTTAATATATAAATAACTAAACATAATAAACAAATTAACAATACACTTGCTAATATAATTATTGCAATTAATGTTAAATCTTTCATTATCTTATAAAGTACTTACCTTTATTAGGTGTCTGTAATTGTGAGCTTATAGCATATCTGCAAGCGTCTATACAGTGGTTGAAATCATCAATAGGTTTATTGATTGTATTACCTTCTCTATCTTTCATCCAAGTATAACTTTGCAATTCTTTTATTAGGTTTTTACTCCTGCTTGTTATGTATATTTTATTTTGATTAATTAGATTGATTCCAAATACTATAGAATCTTTTCCTTTTGTACAGGGTAATACTTTGTGCTTATATGTTTTTAGTTCTGCAATAGATTTCGGTTCCGCAGAATCAGCGTAAATAACATCTGTAATTTCATTTGCTTTTAGTAGTTCTGAGATATTTATATTTAATAATTTAGTTTGATATATTATTTCATCAAATATGTATGCATCATTATATTTGTAAAGTCCTATTAAAGTTGTAGGGTCATTTGAATATCCAAAGTCCATACCATAACATAATAGTCTAGCTTCTTCTGGTAGTTCTATTTTTTCCCACTCTTTTATACATACACCTTCTAAAGAACCTATCTGACCAAGTCCGTAAACTTTCCACCAATTAGACCAATACTCAGATGTTTTAGCTTTGTCTCTTGCTGCCTCTATATCATCTACAATAGTTGCAGGTAATGCTTCGTTATCTTTGTATGTTAATGTAATGAAATCTGCATCTGATTGGTTAGCTACTTCTTTGTGTGCCCAAAAATTTGCAGTTGGGTTGAAGTCAATCCAAATATCCCCAGACGTTCTAATTGATAATTGGTTATACGCTTCAAATGGTACATTGTTTGCTTCATTAACATATAAAACAGTCCTTCGTGCTCCTCTTAATTTGTCAGGTTGGTCTACTGAAAAAAATTCAATATAGCTGCCATTTGTAAAAGTGTATTTTAAAGTACTTCTATTCCATTGGCTGTCATTAAACCTTCCAGACATTATAAGTAATTTCAAGAAATCTTTTATAGCACCTCTACGTAGATGAGGTACTGACTCAGACACTACACTAGTTTCAAGCATTGGTGTTTTAATGCATTGGTCAATAAGAGCTAATAATATACTAAAAGTTTTAGATGCTGAAGTTCCCCCTTGAACAACTTTTTTTCTCTTGCCGTTGTTCTGCATTTTTAGCATTTTTTTTAATGCAGTTGTAATTACAATTTCAGACATATTTTATTTTACCTTTTTTAACCCATCTATAAAAAGTCGAACTACCTATATTAAGTTTTTCTTTAGCTAACTTTACACTATCGTATGTTATATTATTACACTTAACTTTTTTAACAGCATAGGTTTGACAGTTTTTTAAACCCTTATTCCAAGTCGCATCTCCTTTTACAAAAGAACCAGAATTGCCTTGACCATCTCCCATTATATTTGTAAGGTTTTTAATACCTATTTGAGATATGAAATTTTGTTCTAGTTCTAATGCCTTTTTTTTAGTAACTCCATTTACTAAAATATTATAAGAAAACCCCTGCTCATTAATTACTACTGATTGCCAAAATTTATTTCTTTTAGAACCCCCATCGTATACCCTAGCATTTTTTCCAATACCTATATAAAAACAAGTTGAATCAGATATTTTGTTATGAGAATATACGTAGTAATTATTCATCTAAATTAAAATTAAATAAAGGTTGTTCTGATGTTACAGAAATGTCTTTAGTTTCTTTTGGCTTGCCATACATATAATTCATATACAACTGAATTGCTTTAAAATCTCCTTCATCTATCATTAATTTTAATTTAACAATTGCTTCATCTTTGTCTATATGTTTATTTAGCATCTCTACTAATTGCATTTCTTCTGACTTAGATTTTCTACCTGCTTTACCTACTATACCTTTATTATTTTTTCTACCATCCATAAATTCAATTAAAATCATTATTGATTTTGTAACTATATAATAACAAATAGAAGATATTTTATTTAGGCTCTTTAGTATCTTTTGCAGTTTTATTAATTGCATCTACAATTGCGTTTACTTCTAGTGCTAATTTATAGCACATCTTTTCTAGTAATAAAATACGTTCGTTTACTGTGTGTTTCTTTTGCTTCATATATCTACTTTATTAATTTACTATTTACTTCACTTATCCACAATCTTAATAATGTTTTATTGCAGGTGCAGGGTTCTTTATATCTGTGATTAAAATATTTAGAATGTAACTGACATAATATTTTAAAGTCTGAGTTTATTATTTTGTTTGTAATTCTGGCTGTAACTTCTGCCCAAAGTTTTACATCTTCTACCATAATTCTATATCGTTTAATTTCTCTTGTCTTTTATCACAATTACAATTAGGGTATATCTTTTTCCAAATATATTTAATGCCTGTGTAATATGTAATGCGTTCTATTAAGTCTCCTAGTTTCATATATTATTATAAATTTCGTTTGCTTTTTCTATTGCTGCAATTCTTGCTTCTGTTCTAGTTTTTAAACATTCACAATCCTCTGCCTGTGGGTCAATGTCAAACCAATATTCTTTATTAAATTGATTCATACTTATTCTTATTTCAACACTATCAAAGAAATCGACATAAACACCATATCTCTCTGGAAAAGACATTGCTAAGAACCTAATTTTAGCAACATTATTACCACCTATTAAAGAGCTTGTTTTATATCTTTTTCTTTGCTCTGGCAATAAATACCATATCCAAAAATTTTTTAAAGTATCTACTGTTAGTTTCATTGTTCTATTATTTTATCTGCTAATTTTTGTTTTGTTTTTCTGTAAGTATTATATAAACTGTGATAGGTAATATTAGTTTTATTTGATAATTCAGTTATACTATATTCGCCTTGTATTAATTCAAACACTTTTTTATCATACCAGTGAACCGAATCTAATTCTTTTAATACTACATCATTTGCTTCGTCAAAATCTATATAATCTCCTGCAGCAACATCTAATACCAAATCATAGGAAACATTGTTT